GGAAAGTGTTATTTGTTAATCCATCTTCAAAAACATAGTAATCTCTGTCTGCTACAAGCGGTGCTGGTAATGATCCGCCTTGAGATCTAAATCTAACAATTGCGCCAGCCTGCAGTCTATGGTCATTTTTTGTAAACACCCCAGGGTTGGCTACTGTAATACCTGATAGTGTTTGATAACCTGCAGATCGTTGGAACGGTGTAGTTTCATCAAGTACGAATGTTGCAGTTGAACCATTAGGACTGTATACAAAGTCTCTAACATAGTTGATTCTAAATACAGCATCGTCAACAATAAATGATGCAGGTAACTGCGGGAATCTATCTAATCCACCGACGCCTAATCTTGTGTCTGATGTTGAAGTTAAATGTTCAAACTGTAAGTTTCCTGAGAAACCATCAACAAACATACCACCTGCGAATGTTTGCTTGTTAATTGATCTTGAAAATGATGCACATTCTTGTGCATAAGGTGATTTAGCAAGGATTTGTCCTTCTGGATCAAGTACAAGAGAAAAGCCTCCGTGTCCTTGCATTGTAATACCTTGCCAACGAACAGCATCGTTTGCCAAAAACACATCAAGGAATTGGTTTTCTTGCGGATAGTTAACTCTACCTGAACTACTAATTACATCAATTACTGCTGTAATCAAATCATCAAATACTGTTTCTGTTCCTGTTTCTTTTAAAAATGCTGTATCAATAATTTGTGGGAATGTATTTTGAAAAGTTGTTCCGACAGGATTATTGTTAACAACAAAACTTGCAAGATAGTTAATTCTATTAATACCTGCAATAGTTTCAGATAATTGCTCAGTAATTGCTTTTCTAGCACTTACACTTTCAAAATATTTTAGTGCTGCTGAAATGGTTCTGTTATAACCGCCATACTTCAGATCGAAAATCATACTATCAACAAGTAAGCCTACATCACGCTTACATAAGTTTTTGTTATATTGGAAAGTTAGATCAAATGGTGCAATACTGTTTGCTATTTGATTGTCAATCCATTCAACAACTTCGTTCTGAATAAAAATTTTGTTAAGTTTTAATAGTTCTGCAGACTGTTTATAATTTCCTGGATTATCAATCTTAGGATAAACAGGTTCACCAGTGTCGTGTAGATAATGATGACCATACAGTCTATCTGTAACGGTCATACCGTCAATGACAGTGTCACGTCTAAACTTTTGGAAAGCCCAAGGTGAACTGGAAGTTCCTGGCTTAGGTCTAATAATACAACGTCTAAATTCATCACCGACAATTGATACGTTCTGTGGAACTTTTAATGGGTAATGTTCTTCGTAGATACCACTTTCAACTTTAATAGTAATATTGATTTGATTACTAACATCACCATATGCAATTACTTCACCAAGTTGGAAGTCACCATATTTGATATCAACATCGAAAATTTCATTACCACCACTATCAAGTGCACCAGTGTGTCCTAGTATCTGTGCAAGTGCTCCGGAGTCTTCACCACGTAAGAAAAGTCCTTCTCTAATATCTCTTGTTCTAAATGCAACATCCGTGTCAGTTAAAACATCACCTGTAAAGTCTGTACGTTGTCCATCTGTTCTTAGTAAAAATCTTGGAAGGTCAGCAACAACACTTGGTATTGCTGTAAATCCTGCACCTTGGTCTGTAATTTCAATAGCAGTAATTTCACCTGCTACAACTTGTGCAATACCAAAGCCGCCTCGTACCTCACCGCCACCGTTAATTCTAACTGATACTAAACTGTACCCTGAACCACCGTTAGTAATTGTTACACCTGCAACTCTATATGTTACATCAAATGTTGCGCCTGCACCAAACTGTGAATTTGTAGTTGTTGCAACGTTACTTGATCCTGGTATTACAGAATAGTTACCTGAACTAATTTGTCTAAATGTAACAAGTGCTCCTGGCGTTGATGCAGTACTTAATACTTCATATCTTGCAGGACTTCCTGTTCCACCGTCAAGTTCAATAATATCACCTGGCAAATAGTTTGCACCTACAGTTCTAATACTAATAGTGTCAACACTCAATGTTGCAGTGCCTGCAAATCCTGTTCCTGAATCTGGTGATGTATCAATATTTGAAAGTGTTACATCACTTGCACCATTGTTAAATGTTAAAATCTTTTTGTAAGGACCAATTTCTTTTTCTGAATCTAAAACAATTTCTTCTGCACGTTTTAATGCTGCTTCGAGTGATCTGTATGCATATGCAAGTGCTCTACCTTGTAGTTCTGGCGATACACCTGGACGTTCGTCTTGCCCAGAAGTAGCAACGTATAAGTTTACACTTGAACCAAATGATGAACTATCAACATAACGTTTTGTTGCTGCAATCAATCCGTCATATACTGTGTCATCTTCAGGTTCTGGATCTCTTGAAAGTATAAGAGGACCCCCCATTGTACCAAAGGCCGCATTTGTTTGTCCTGTTTCAGGATCAACAGCATTTACACCTTGTAGGGAAATTTTTGTATCTACATAACCTTTGTTTGCGCCTTCGTCATCGCTTACAGGAGTTGTTAAATCTTGAATTCTATATTGATTACCACCTGATCTTGCTGACAGGTTACCACCTAACTGAGGTGATGTATCGCCTGAAATTTCACTAAATTCTGTTGAAATACTAATCTCGCTTGGATTAGTTGTGTCGTCAATTGCAACACCGACGCCGCCTACGATATTTTTAAATACTACTGCATCTGTTGTAGGATTAACTGCAAGAACAGCACCTTCATTACCTAAATATGTTGCAGGTGAATCATTTAGGCCAATAAACGTTAAACGTTCACCTAGTCCTAATGAGCTGTATAGTTCTCTAAAGTTATCGTTTACCTTCTGAAACGATTCTCTAATACTATCACCGGTTCCGTCGTTACCTACTGCACCTGTATCAATAACTTGTCTTGCCATTTTTATCCTCTAAAACTACTGTTTCTTATCAATATTTATCATTAAATTCTATAAGCCTAATGTAAAATAGTAAATACAACTATGTTTTTAGGTACAGAACAAAAAGATACTACACACAAACGTAAGAGCAAACTGGGTAATGAACACGTATACAAACGTACTAAAACTGTTGTTAAACTCAAATGCGATAACTGTGACAATGTATTTACCAGGGATTTAAAAAAGATAAGCAGAGCCCGGCTAAGCAACAATTACTTTCACGTTTGCAGTGAGTGTGACGCTAAAAGATTTGCACAACGCAAAGGTGTTGAGCAAAAACAAATATGGGATATGCCTGCTAATGCAGACATTATAATTGGTAATAACTAAAAGCCTACGCTTTCGCCGCAACCACAACTTGATGTTGAGTTGGGATTTTTAATAGATAGATAAGAACCAAATACTTCTTCGACATAATCAATTTCAGTTCCTATTAGATACAGTAAACTTGCACTATCAATACAGAATTCACCGCTAGGTAATTTTATCACTTCATCATCTAGTTCTTTAGAATCAGACATCTGCCAATCATATGAAAATCCGGCACACCCGCCACCCTTCATTTGTAGTCGAACGACGGGCTTGCCGGTCTTTTCAATTAAGCCTTCCATATGCTTAACTGCAGAATCTGTAAGATTTACTACTTGTGGCATTCAACTATTCACTCTTCCAAATAGTCCAAGCGCCATAAGCAATAGCAGCATATGCCAATAAACCTGCTAAAGGTTTTGCAATTAATACAATAATACCAAATGCAATTAAAACTGCACCATCCCAAGATGTTCTTTCTTGAAATGCTTTTGCTACCCATCCCTTAAATTTGTCTAACATACCTGTCTCCTTATTTTTTAGGTTTAACTTCTTTCCAAACTTGATCAACTAATTTTGCTTTAGTTAATCGTCTATCTAACTCAATGCCGTGTTCTCTACCTAGATGTTCTAGATCTTTCTTCGTCCATTTCGCTAGTTCTGCTTTTTTCCACACAACAGGTTTATCAAGCACCAACGGTGCTTCAGTTTCTGCAGGCGTGAAAATATTTTTAAGCCACTTTAACATTTTATTCTCCTTGAATTCTATCGTTTACTATTGACCAATTTATAATGCGCCATATATCGTTCAAATACTTGTCTTTGGTTTTGTCAAGTAAGTAACTATGTTCCCACATATCAACTAACATTATAATTTGTGTTCCTGGTTTAAAGTCCTGATTTGCAATGGTATCAACCTTGCCTTTGATATCCATATATACCCAACCACTTCCTTGTAATTTTTTAGCGGTATCTACAAATTTTTCTTTAAATTTTTGAAAGGATCCAAATTTTTTATCGATCAATTCCAGTGATGCACCTGATGGTGTATTTCCTGATACTGGAGGCTGCAAGTGTGCCCAATATAAATTGTGCAAATGTGCGCCACCGAAGTTAAAAGAATCGTCACCTTCTTTATTATTATAGCGATCAACATATCCTTTGGAAAGTTTTCCATAGTGTAAGTCAACACTATCTTTGCTCATTACTGGTTCTAATGCATCTCTGCCATATGGAAGTGGATTAAGAACAAGCACAGCACGTTTAGTATCTGCTTCTACAATAATATCTTTCAGTTCTTTTAACATCAAGAGTATTTATTATAAATATTAGTGTCGGACTTGGAAAAGAGGAAAACAGTGGACACCCTTGTATTAAATGCTGATGCCAGACCATATTCTATACTACCATTAAGCACAATTTCTTGGCAAGAATCTATTAAACAATTAGTTTTAGAACGTGTAACCGTTTTAGAGTGGTATGATGACTGGATTATTAGTTCACCTAGTTGGGAAACAAAAGTGCCGGCAGTTGTTATAGTAAAAGACTATGTAAAGAAAAACACCAAAGTAAGATTTTCAAAATACAACTTATTTTTAAGAGATCAATTCACCTGCCAATACTGCGATGAACAATTACCTCATAGGAATAAATGCACTGTTGATCACGTTATCCCTGTCAGTCGGGGCGGCAAGAATGGATGGGAGAACTGTGTTACAGCGTGTTCGCCCTGTAATATATCGAAAGGCAATTCGTTATATCCCAAACCAAGGCGTGAGCCTTATAAACCTACCTACTATGATCTCATCAAAAACAAAGAATTACTTCAATTAAAAATTAAACACAGCAGTTGGCATAATTATATACGATGACATTCGATATAATCAAACTAAACACAACTGTAAATATTCACAAACTTAAAGATTATTATAATACAGTAAAGTTAGAGCACGACGATTTACGTTGGCATAGCGGTATTGTGGATTGGCGAGACTGTAACTTTGCTATTGGAGAAGGATATAACATAAAAAATATATATGGTTGGCAGATTGATACCGACTTCGATGATATAACAATTCCAAATGCTCCTTACGATACAACTAAAAATAGAAATCTATATTTCAAAGAAACAAAACTTAATTTCGGTTATGTTAATCTAATTAAAAATCATTTTTATATGGCAGAAGGAACAGCGTTGACAGTTATGCCTCCTAGATCATCTCTAGGTACGCACATAGACTATCACAACTTTTATAAAATTCACATACCTGTTATTTCAGATAGTAATTTTATTTTTACTGTAGACGGAAAACAAAAAACTATGGATGCAGATGGCAGCGTATATATTCTTAATACAAAACTAGAACACTCTGTAATCAATAACGGAGAAACAGATAGAGCTCATTTGATACTTAGGTTTCCAGTTGAAATGATCGATGCTGTTATAGCACTAGAAGGTTATATAGATTCGTAAAGAGCAATACTAGCAAGGTTTTTAGCCTTCGACTCTACCATAATATCTGCGTAGTCATTGAACTGTAATGCCCAGTCGTTAACAGCATTGTTCCACATAAAGTCTGAATGCGCTCTCAGTTTCTGTTTCTTGTATCCTTGTTCAAGCAACTTTTCCATATCTGGCATTACGTTAGGATCGTGGTCAACAAGAACATCTTCACGTGATACTGAATAGTGTATGACAGGACGAACACCACGCCAACTATCTACTATGCGAGCAAATCTATCGTCGGTGGGTTGAATGTATTCTCCACTATTGACCCAGTGATGGTGTATGTCAAGAACGAGGGCAAGGTGGTCTGCAAGTTCAAGGCTTGCGTCGATTCCCCACGACATTTCGTCGTTCTCGATCGTGATTGTGTTTCGTGCTTCTGGCGAGAGTCTCGGTAATACATCAATGATGCCTTGTGGGCCTTTTCGACCGGAGATATGCACATTGCATTTCGCATCTTGAAATGATTGACCGTAACCCATCCAGCGGAAGACATCGGTGTGATATTCAAATTCTTCTATGCTCCTCTC